GGCGAACAGCTCGTCCAACTCGTCGTCTTCGAGCTTGGCCAGGTCGACCGGCTCGCGGACATCGTCGAGGCTGAGCTGGTCGGGGTCCGTCGCCGCGGCTTGGGCGACCGGCGTGGGCCGGTCGTCACGTCGGGCTCGGTGGGCGGGCACGGTGTCGCCGTCGATGGTGCGCTGCATTGGCGCACCGATGGCACCAGCAGCGTCGTCGCGACCGGCGGGAGGAATGTTCCCGGCGCCGATCCGCTCCCGATAGGGCAGGCGCTTGAGGTCGGGGTGCTCGTCAAGGTGCTCACGGAGGCGGGCCTGTGCGGCGCGGAGCTTGCGGCCAGCGTCCTTGCGGGCCTGCTCGTCGAGCGCGGCAGCCTCGGCGACCTTGTGTTTGCGGATCTCGCGTTCGAGCGCGCGCTGCTGCTGGCGGGCCTTGTCGCCGTCGGGGTCGGCGGTGGGCTGCTCGGGCAGGCGGGACACGCCGGGCAGGTAGGCGGACACGCTGTGGCGACAGTTCGGGTGCTGGAAGCCCTTGCGTCTCGCGCCGTCGAGCGTGTCCTTCACGGTGACCGTCAAGGTCTCGCCGTCGCGGGTGGCGTGCTCGACCTCGACGCGACCGGTCGGACCGTCGAGGGACAGCACGCGGCCCTCGAACGGCCTGCACAGCTCGCATTCCTGCGCGGCGTTGGACACCATCACCAGGCGCACGCCGAGCGCGTCGAGCCGGTCGGTCTGGCCCTGCACGGCGGCGCGCTGCGCGACGGTGCGGGTGGCCATCTCCACATAGGACGCCAGTTGCCAGCGGCGGCCTGACTTGTCGGTGAAGCTGGTGATGCCGCGGTCGGTGAAGCGTCGCCACGCTGACTGTGCTGCCTCACGGCGGGTCTGCGATCCGGTGATGGTGCGCGCGGTCGCGGCAGCGATCACGTCCCGGTAGGTGTCGACGGTGTCGCGCAGGATGTTGCGCGACTTGTCGCCGATGTCCTCGTGCACCGCGGCGGCCAGGGCCTCGATCGCGCCGAAACCGGGCAGGTTCGCGGCGGCTTTCTCTGCGGCCTGGCCGATGCCGGACTTCGGAAACCACGCCTTCGGCAGCTCGGCCAGTGCCGATGTCGCCCCCGCGCGGAATGCCTCGGCTGCGGCATCTCGAAACGCCCCCTCGCTCGCTGTCGAGAGGCCTGCGACGACCGCCTCGGCGGCGCGGCGCAGGTCGCGGACGGCGGCGAGTTTGCGCTCTGCCCATGCCGGGGCGGTCATGTCCGAGGACAGATCGCCGGACAGGTGCCGGGCGATCAGGCGGGCGAGGGAGACCTCGGCCTCGCGGTAGACCCCGGCGACAGTGGCGGCGATCTGGTCGAGCTGCTCGACGGGCACGGGCATCGCGACCACCCCCGGCTACTCGTCTGCGGGCTCGTCGTCCTTGACCTCGGGCGGATTGCTCGTGCGCCCGATCGCCGCGGTGTTGCGCAGCATCTGCTCGGGGTCGGCGGTGGTCGCGCCTTCCTCGTCGCGGATGCGCGCGACCTCGGCGTTGACACGCGTGTCGTCCCAGTCGGGGTGGATTGCGCGGACCTTGACCTCGGTCGAGGCCGCGCGGGCGACGTCCCATGCCTGCACGGTCTGCGCGAGCTTGAGCTGATCCGGTGACTCGCCAGGTGGCCAGTCGACGCTGGCCGGGTCCGCCGGGTCGACCTCGGTGCGCCCGAAGACCAGGCGGTCGACGGCGAGGATGATCGCGGCCAACTCCCGTATGCCCTCGCCCCAGTAGGCGGTCTTCTTGGCGCGGGTAAGCAGGGTGCGGTCGCGGCGGTCGTCGACTTCGGTGGCGGTCATCTGCCCGCCGGACTCGTCCAACCCGAACGTGGACGCCGAGTAGCCCGCCGTGCTCACGGCTGTGCGGGTGATCCGGAGCATTGCTTTCTCGTGCTCGTCGATCCGGATGCTGAACTGCTGCAGGGTGATGCCGACCTTGTCGTTGGTCGGCGGCACGTTGAGCTGTTCGTACGCCTCGCGCTCGACGTCGAACTCGGCGCCGCGGCCGGGGCCGAGCGATGTGAGGTAGGCGGACGGCACGATGATGCGGGCCTTGGCTAGCCGGATGTCGCGCAGCAGGCTCGTGTAGACCTCGTCGAGGTTGTCGAACAGCGGCGTGACGCTCTCAAAGTCCGAGCGACCGGGCGCGGTTCGATCCTCTCTGGACGGCAGCATGTTCGGGATCCACACCACCGGGAGCATTGGCAGGCCGATGTCGACGGCGGGCTCAAGGCCGCGGGTGTGCTCGTGCGCTTCGAGCGCCTGCGGCTCGCCGAGCGAGTCGGCGGTGCCCTTGTAGAGCCCGTTGAAGGTGATCGCCGTGGTCGGATGTCCCGCGTCGTCGTGCTGCATCTCGTGGCGCTGCAGGTAGCGCCAGTGGGTCGCGCCGTCGACCGTCAGGTCTTCCCAGAACGTCACTGCTTGGAGCTTGCCGCTGCGCCACGTCGGGTCGGCGTGATCGGCGTGGACGGCGATCGGCAGCGGGTAGGCGGCGACGTCCTGGTCCCAGTCCACTCGCAGGTACACGCCGCTGTAGGGGGAGGCGATCTCGGCGGCCTCGTGCAGCCGCGACCGCAGCCGCATCGCGTCGTCGAGCTGCTCCCAGCGCTTCGTGTTTTCGGCCTTGGCGAAGCGGATCGTCGGCGGCGCGGCGAACAACAGGTCAGCGCTGGCCGTGGCGATGTCGGCTGGGAGCGGGACGTGCGTCTTGGACCGCTTCTCTCCGGGCGGGATCGGCTGGCCCCAGAAGAACCGCGAGACCGCACCGACCACGCCGCCACGCATCTGGGACGGCCTGTTGCGCGGCGTAGAGGTCGCGTCGCGCCGTCCGGCCATGACCTGCGAGAGGCGTTCGGGGTCGCCCGCGTACCAGGCGTCGTACTCGCGTAGCCGCTCCAACCGGGCGGCCTGGCGCGGCGGCGGCCATGGAGTACTGCGGTCGGGCAGGGGCACGGGTGTCACCCCTCTCCGGGTACCTCGGGCGGCTGCAGGAAGTCGGGCGTCGGGGGCTTGGTCATCGGCTCGTCGACCGTGATCCGGACCAGCGAGTCGACTGGCACGCCGAGCTGGGCCAGGCGGTCGACGACGACGCGCACAGCGGCCGGGTCGATGTCGTCCTCGGCGACGAGTTCGGCCAGCTCGGCGGCGGTGGCGTTGCGGCGGCGGGTCATACGCGCTCCGGCCAGTGCCAGGTGCCGCCTGCCCTGTTGTTCTCGTCCTGCTGGCAGTCGTGGAAGAACAGGCCGGTCGGGTTGAGCACCACCAGCGCGCACACCTGCGGCTCGCCCTCGCCGATCTCGCCGCCGGACAGCAAGCTCGGCGGTCCAGCGGGGTAGACCTCGGCCACGATCGCGGCGCGGCACACGCTGGGGAACTCCTGTGTGCCGTCGTCGCGCACGGGGCTGCCGTGGCTGACGTAGTGCACGATCCGGCTTACGGTCGGCTTCTGGTCCACTGTGGTCCTCTCGGGTCAGGCTGCGATGGGCACGTGGAGCGCGGGTCGCCACAGGTGCTCGGTGGAGTGCACGACGTAGCGGGTGTCGTCGAGCGAGTGGTCATCGACCTTCACGGGCTTGTCCTCGCCCTTCTGGGCGGCCTTGTCGTCCCAGGAGTAGCCGGGGACCTCGTCGGTGAAGCCCTTGCAGGCGCGTACGACACGGAACCGGTCGGTCGCCATCAGCCCGGACAGGGTCCGAATGCCGGGCAGGACATCGTTCACGGCGTTGGCCACGTTGAGCACGCCGTCGCGGAACAGCTGCAGCGAAAAGTCCGCCGCGGCCGGGTCGACGTAGATCCAGTCGGGGCGGGCGCCGTCCTCGCGTTCGGCGTCGGCGAGCCACCCGCGCAGCCGCTCGGAGTACTCGGGGTTCGTCAGCTTGTGCCGGGAAACCCTGCTGTCGTAGCGGTACTCGTGCGTCAGGTACAGCCGGTTGTCCAAACCCAGACCGAGGATGTGCGCCGAGAACGCGTTCGTCGTGCCATGGTCGACTCCGACCCCGATCCAATGCCGGATCTGCGGCAGCTCGTCGACGATCATGCGTTCGTGCCACATCTCGTAGACGGCACCCTCGGCCAGGCACCACTCGCCCGCGATGAAGCGGCGATGCCAGAGGCCGACGTACTGGGCGACGAGGTCGCGCTTGTAGTCCTCGGTGAGGCTGGGGTTGTCCTCTAGACCGAAGTGCCAGTGCGCGAGGTTGACCTCGCCCGCACGCAGGATGAAGTCCTTGCGCAGCCAATGTGCCGGGCCGTCCGGGTTGGTCGTCGCGAGCAGGCGCGCGCCGGGCACCCGGAGCCGCGAGAGCAGCATCATCCAGAAGCCGCGCGGCATCAGGGTCGCCTCGTCCACGTAGGCCAGCGACACAGTGAGCCCGCGGATCTTGTCCTCGGCCAGGACGTTCGCCGCGCCGATCAGGTGAACCGTGCGGCCCATGATGACCGCGGTCGTTGAGCCGCGGGTGTGGTGGACCTCGGCGGCGATCGGCCCGAACAGCTCGGAGGACTGCAGCGGCTCGATGAGGTTGCGCTCGATCGTCTGCAGGGTCTTGCCGCACATGATGATCACGCCGTGGCGCGGCGCGGCCTGGACCGCGATCACGAACGCGAGCAGGCTCGCGATGGTCTTGCCCGCCGACACCGCGCCGGTCCAGAGCGCGATCTTGGCGCGGGTGGACTCGACGATCGAGATGAGTTGCTTGCGGCCGACGATCTTGAGGATGCGGTCAAGGTCCAGCATCGGCGGCCTGGCCGTCGTCAGTCCGTGTCAGGGCGTCGTAGGCGGCGCCGAGCGCGTCGGCGAGGTTGCCGACGAAGCTGGCGACCTCGGTGCTGCCCTGGCCCTGGTCGGCCTTCTCCAGGTCGAGGTATCGGCCGACGGCGGTGTTGATGGCCGCGTAGGCGTCGCGCTGCTCGCGCAGCGGCGGCAAGTCCAGCTCGACGTACTCGGGGCCTTCGGCGCCGCGCTCGTAGTAGCCGTACCGGTCCCATGCGCGCTGGCGCAGGCGGGCGACGTCGTCGAGCAGCTGCTCTTTCAGCTCGGCGCGGCGCGCGGCGAGGTCGACGACGCGGGCCTGGGTGGCGACTGCGGTCTTGGTGCGGTCGAATCCGCCGTCGATGCCCGCGGCTTTGGCGTAGGTCGAGACGGTGGATTTGCTGACGCCGTGCTGCTCGGCGATGGCGCGGAGGCTCTGTCCGCCTGCCTCGATGTCGGCGAGGATGGCGGCGCGGCGTGTCTCGTCGATCTGGCTGGTCTTGCGTGCCGCCACGGGATCACCTCCCGTGCGTGCCTGACGGGAGAGGCGTTGCCTAGGGCGCCTCTCCCGTCACCGGCCTCGCGGCTACGGCATCCCGTGTCCAACGCGCATACACCGCCTGGCGGGAGGGGCGTGGTGACCTTCGGGACCTCTGAGAACGGGCCAGCCCCGACGGCTGGGGGTCCGGTCGGGGCTGGCGTCTCCGTGCGGCGCATCCGCGCCTGATGTAGATCATCGGGTGGGCACACGACACCACCATCGAGAACGTTAGCTTGCACGCTGGTCAGCGCGCAAACAGCCTTGGCGGGCGTGTCCTGGCGATCGTGCGCCGGACCTCAGCTCACGTGCTGCGGGTTGATCTTATGGAGCCGCGCCCGGAATGCGTCCTGCTCGGAGGGGTCGCGCTGTACCGACACGTGACAGCCGGTGTCGAGGTTCAGGTGTCCCCACACGCCCTGGCGGTCCTCGTCGTGGATCCAGCGTCCGCACACCATCACCGACACCGTGCGGCCAGGGTCGGCGATGGAGACGACCTCGTGGTAGTCGCGGGCGTGGATGCGGTTGACCGAGCCGGGCGTGTTCGTCGCAGTGCCCTGGTCGACGAGCAGGCCCGCCGCGGTGCGGTGCCAGTGCATGTCCTCGTAGCCGCCCAGCACGGGGTGGGCCTCCATCACGTCCCATGGATGGTTGTGCGGTCGCGAGGTTTCGCCGCGGCGAAGGTCGGGCCGGTGCCAGATGTTGACCTTGACAGTCAGGTCGAGGGTCTGGGTGACGACGTATTCGGCCTTGTACGGCAGGGGCGCGCCCTGGTCGTCGTCATCCGGGCTGGGCACGAGCCACCAGCGGGCCGGGTCCGTGGCTGCTTCCCAGGTGAGCGCGGGCTGGTCGGGGGCATGCGTGGCGAGGCCGTCAGCGGCTGCCGCGTACAGGTCCTCGTCCAGGGTGAGGCCGGGGATGATCTCCAAGCGATGCACGAGTGCTCCTCGATCGGGTGGTTTGTTCGGTCAACTTTGGCTGTGAAGTCTTTGCGGCACAACGGTTTCACTGCGGCACAACGATGAAACCCTCTGGCGTCGTCCGCACCAGCGACGTTTCATGCTGTTTCCTTGCGGCGCCGGTCGTATGAGTCGAGGGCGTCTTCGAGGTGGACGAGTCGGCGGCTGCGGGTGCCCGCCGTGCGCCAGTCGTCGCGTGAGCACCAGGACCAAAGGGTGCCGACGGGTGTGGAGAGCGCCTCGGACAGGGCGGCGTAGTCGATCCACGGGTCGCCGAGGTCCTTGCTCCAGCGTCCGCGCGGCCAGCTGGTGCCGCAGGCGCGGCAGGTGATGGTGTCGCTGCCGAGGCGTAGCCGTAGCGGCATGGCGCAGGTGGCGGTGACGTACTGGCCGTTGTCGTCGCGGTGGCGGCGCAGGACGGTTGGGCAGGGGCCGATGCGCCAGGTGCGGGGGAGGTCGCGGGTGATCGCGGCGCGTAGGGCGAGGTCGACGTCGCGCAGGTCGACTGCGAGCTCGTCGATCCAGGGTGAGGCGAGGATCTTGAGCCAGTGCCAGCGGAGGGTGCCGTATTCGCT